CCCAATAAATGCGGTGTGGGAGCCCGTTCAGATTCACTTTTCTTCTTTCTGCACCGATCAGTTTAGGACTCAACTTCAATGTCCCGTGGAAATGGCCGAGACGTAAACAGAGCCGACCTCGCGGCCATTTTCGGGGTGTCACTCCCAACAATTGATTCATGGGTGAAAAACGGTTGCCCTGGAGTAAAGAGCGGGATCGGAAAAGGGGGCACATGGTCGTTTGACACCGCCGCAGTGGCCCGCTGGCGCGAGCAGCGCGCGGCAGAGGAAGCGTCAGGCGATACCGTCGCGGACGAGGCAGCCCTAAAGAAACGCAAATTACTTGCGGAAACGATAGCGGCTGAACACGACATGATGATCAAGAAGCGGCTGGTGGCACCGCTTGATCAGGTGGAGCGCGCAATGTCTCGCGTGTTCGCGGAAGTCCGGACGAACATGCGCAGCCTGCCGTCTCGGTGCGTGACGCAGTTGATAGGCGAGAATGACGAGCGCCAGTTTAAGCGGGTTTTGCTGGCTGAGATTGATGTGGTCCTGGAAAGCCTGGCGGAATTCGATGTAATGGCGGATGAAAGGTCCGGAAGTGCCGATGATGATGTATAGTAATCGCCATGAACGAAATCATTTCCAAGGCTGAAGCCAAGGCGCAGGGCCTAAAGCGTTATTTCACCGGAAAGCCGTGCCCGAACGGGCATGTGGTTGAGAGGCAGGTGAGCGGCGGGGGCTGTGTTGAGTGCACGCGCGCCAACGCCGCCGCGTGGTATGCCGCAAACGCCGATCGCCATCGCGCCAACGCCGCCGCGTGGCGGGCCGAAAACCCCGAGCGACAGCGCGCCAACGTCGCCGCCTGGCGGGCTGCAAACCCAGAACGCAAGCGCGCCAACGTCGCCGCCTGGCGGGCCGCAAATCCGGAAAAGGCATCCGCACACTGGTCCAACCGCCGCGCCAGGAAGGCCGCAGCCATCCCCGCAGACTGGTCGGATTTCGACCAGTTCGTGATGGAAGAAGCCGCCGCCGCCTGCAAGCGACGGGAAGAAATGACCGGCTACGCTTGGCACGTCGATCACATGATCCCCCTGGCGAAAGGTGGCTTGCACTGTGCAACCAACATCCAAGTGATTCCCGCAAGTATGAACATGTCGAAGGGCGACAAACTGACCCTAACCGAACGCATGGAATGGATCGGGAGCCTTCCGGGTGCCTGACGCAAACGCATTTTCAAACCTTGAAGGGGTTGGCCGCGCCGTCCGATCTTCCCTGGCGATGTTTCGCCCACCGCCTGAGATGCCGCCTTCAGAGTGGGCGGAGAAAAACATGCGCATCCCCGAGGGGAATGCAAAACCTGGTCCCTACCGGGTTGCGAACGCGCCATACCAGCGTGAGCCGGCCGACATGTTCGTCGATCCTGATTGCAGGCGAGTCACGTTGCAGTGGGGCGCGCAGATTGGGAAGACCCTGCTTGCCCTACTGGTGCAAGGTTATGCAGTCGAAATGCGCCCACGCAGCCAGATGATGTGCCAGCCGTCGCAGGGCGACTTGCAAACGTGGCTGCAAACGAAGTGGGAACCACTGGTGGAATCCAGCGAAGGGCTTTCGCGCCTTATCGCAAAGCCGCGTGGGCGCGATGGCGTCAACAATCAGCGGATGAAGTCATACCCTGGCGGTTTCATGCTTTTCGCATGGAGCGGAAGCCCGAAAACCATGCGCGGTAGATCGGCGCCATTGATCGTCTGTGATGAGGTTGACGGTTACGATCAGACTGACGAAGGCCACCCCGTCAGTTTGTTGTGGCAGCGCTCGGCGACGTTTGAAGACGAGCGGTTCCTGCTAGAAATCAGCACGCCAACACTGAAGGGCGCGAGCTACATCGAAGACATGTTCCAGGCCGGTGACCAGCGCCGGTTCTACGTCGTGTGCCCGCATTGCGATGCGCACCAGCATCTGAAGTGGTCGAATGTGACGTGGGAAGGCCGTCTGTCCACTGGTTTGATCGATTACGAAGAAGACCTGTCGCACGACGACCATAAACCGGAAACGGCAGGATACGCATGCGAGTTTTGCGGCGTTGTGTGGAATGACGGTGAGAGGATGGCGGCTATCCGCCAGGCTGAAGCAAAGGGCGCGGGCTGGAAGGCTGCGAAGCCGTTCAAAGGCCATGCGTCCTACCACTTGTGGGAAGCGTACAGTCTTTTCCGGCGCATGTCTGGGATCGTGCGGGACTACCTGGACAAGCTGAAAACCGACGACATCCAGACGTTCGTAAACGTCTGCCTGGCGGAAACTTTTGAGTTGAAGGGTGACCGCGTAGACCCAACTGGCCTGGTAGCGCGCGCCGAGGAATACGCGGCCGAAGCGCCGATGGGCGTTTTGTACATCACCGCAGGCATCGACATGCAGCAGGATCGCCTGGAAGCCGAGATAGTCGGCTGGGGCGAAGGCGAAGAATCGTGGTCGCTCGGGTATCACATCCTGCATGGCGATCCGATGCTTGATGATGTTTGGGAAGACCTGGACGACCTGCTAGCATCGGAATTCACTCACGAAACAGGCATGAGGATGCGGATTGCGGCATCATGCCTGGATACTGGCGGGACAAGCGGATACACGCAGCGCGCATACGAATACCTTAAGGGCAGAACGGGGCGAAGACTGTTCGGCATCAAGGGTATCGGCGGCTGGGGTCGTCCGATCGTAGAGAAAGGAATGAAAAAGCAGTCGGGCAAGCGGCTGCGTAACGTTGATTTATTCCTGGTTGGCACCGACGAAGCGAAGCTGATGACGATGCGCCGGCTTGCGGTGGAGAAGCCGGGGCCAGGGTACTGTCATGTCCCGCAAGGGAGATACGACGTTGAGGGCTGGGCGCGCCAGGTTACTTCTGAAAAGCTGGTAATCCGGTACGTTAAGGGCCAGCCAACCCGGGAATGGCACAAGCCGGACAAGGCGCGAAACGAAGCGCTTGATTGCCGGAACTATGCTACGGCGGCGCTGAAAATTCAGGCGCCATCGTTTAAACGCATTCGGGAACGGATGATGTCGCACCCGCGCGCGCAGCAGGTCGCGGAAACTCCGGAGCCTGCGCAGAAACAAGTTCAACTGATGCGCCAGGCGGCACCCGAGCCAGCGGAAATTCCGGACATGGAGACGGCGCCGGTGAAGCCTCAAAATACTGTCATCAAAAGGTCCGCCGCCGCACGCCGTGGCAGTGGTTCCAATTGGGTGACTGGATGGAAGTAATTGAACTGCATCGTTCCGAAGACCATCACGGCGGGCCTTTCGCTTAGCGTCGTTGCGAAACTTCCAAGCTATTACAATGGCTGGAGTGCTTTCCTGTACCTGCGCGGTCCGTCGTCTTTGGACATCCAGGCATCCCAACTGGGGAACGCCTTCACGTTCGCCGTTCCCGCTGCCATCACGGCCGCATGGGTTCCCGGCGAATACGCATACACCCTGCGCGTGACCAATGGTTTCGACGTGTTGGAAATCGACGCCGGCCGGCTGAAGATTGCGCCGGACCTGACGAACGTTCCGGAAGGGTACGACCCCCGCACGCCTGCGCAGATCGGGCTGGACGCAATCGAAGCGGTGCTGGCGAAGCGCGCGACGATTGACCAGGAGCGTTACCGGATCAACAACCGCGAGCTATACCGCACCCCGATTGCCGACCTGATGAAGCTGCGCGCGTTCTACAAAGAACAGGTGCGGAAGGAGTGCTGCAACGGCCGCAATATTGGCTTCGGCGAAATTCGCGTCGGCATGCGCCCCATCGGACGCTAATAAATGGCACTGAAGCTAAACGATTTCCTGCTCGGCCCTGGCGCTTCCGCGCCGGCTAAGGCTCCGGCCGCGCCTGTGCGTCGCCGTTCGTTCCGGAACAGCGTCCAGGCTGTCACCCGGATGATTTTCGGTTCATCTGACATCAATCGCCTAACGAGCGATTGGACCACGGACCCGCTGCCCGCCGACCAGATCGTAAACAAGCACTGGCGGATCCTGGTCGCGCGTTCGCGGGAACAGCTGTGGAATAACGACTGGTTCAAGGCGTATGCGCGCCTTTGCCGACAGAACATCGTGGGTTCGTCCGGAATCGTGTTCCAGTCGAAGGCGCGAACCGCCGCCGGGAAGATCGACAAAAAGGCGAAATCGGCAGTCGAACGCGCATTCACTGATTGGTCGAAGCGCCAACACTGCGACATCACGGGCAAGCGTTCCTGGCGCGAAATACAGAACCAGTGCGTGCAGTCGTGCGTCACCGATGGCGAATTCATGCTGCGCGTAATCACGGGCAGGGCCGCCGGGAAATACGGGTTCGCGCTCCAGGTTCTGGATCCGGTTCGATGCCCAATCGATTACGACCGCGCCAGCCTGTCGAATGGTTCGTATATCCGCCACGGGATCGAATTCAACAAGTACGGGAAGCCTGTCGCTTACCACTTCACTGAATCGACCGCGCAGCGTTCGTCGGACGCATACAGTTACGCGGGGCGTTCGTTCCTGCGCGTTCCGGCCGAAGAAATTCTGCACGGTTACCGCGCGGAAATGGCAGGGCAGAAGCGCGGTTTGCCGTGGCTTTCGACCGGCTTGTTTCGGCTGAAGCAGCTGGGCGCGTTCGAAGATGCGGCCATTGTGAACGCTCGCGTCGGCGCGGCGAAGTTGGGCGTCATCGAGTACGCGGAAGGCGAAGGCCCGGCGTGTAACGACATCGACGACAGCGAAGACATGATGCCGGAGATTTCCGGCGACCCAGGCACGTTCATGACGCTCCCGAACGGGGCGAAGTTGAACAAGTTCGACCCGACATATCCTTCGGGCGAATTCGCGGTGTTCAATAAGCAGATGTTGCGCGGAATCGCGGCGGGTGGCGGCGTCAGCTACCACAACCTGGCGCAGGACCTGGAAGGCGTGAACTTTTCCAGCATTCGCCAGGGGACGCTAGACGAACGCGAGCATTTCAAGGAATTGCAGGAATGGCTGATTGAAGAACTGGCCGAACCTGCGTTCGAACAGTGGTTCGATAATGCCATGTTGCGCGGCCTGGTGAAGAAGGATGACGGCGCAGCACTGCCGGCCGCCCGAACCGAGCAATTCGCAGAACACGAATTCCAAGGCCGTCGCTGGGAATGGATCGACCCGAACGCGGACATGAAGGCCGCCGAAGGCCGGAAAAATAACCTGCTGGCATCGCCGGGCGGACTTATCCGCGAGGGCGGTAAAGACCCGAACGTGGTGTGGCAGGAAGTTGGCGACGACATCAAGGCCATGCAGGCGGCCGGAATCCCCATGGAAATCATCAAGCTGTCGATGGGTATCGAAACCCCGGCAGCGCCACCCGAAGCGTCAAAGGCGAACGAAGATGCATAAGACCACCACACTACTGCGCGCGATCCAGGCCGGCGGCCTGGTCACGCGTTCCGCACCCAACACCGCCGAGCGGCTGAAGGAAATCCAATCGCGCGGCCTGGTGCAGCGCGTGGCCGAAGTGGTGAGCGTGGACGAAACTGCGCGAACCGTCGAGTTGTCGTTCAGCAGCGAAACCCGCGTGACGCGCTGGTGGGGCGAAGAAGTTCTGTCGCACGACCCTGCGCACGTTCGGCTGGGCCGGCTGCTGGATGGTGGTGCGCTGCTGTGGAACCACGATTGGGACGACCAGCGCGGCGTGGTCGAATCTGCGCGAATCGACGGTGACCGCAAGGGCCGTGCGGTCGTGCGTTTCGGTACGTCGGCGAAGGCCGAAGAGTTGTGGCAGGACGTAAAGGGGAAGATTAAACGGCACGTTTCCGTTGGGTATTTCATCCACGCAATCAAGTTGATTGAAGAGCGCGAAGGCGTTGAAACGTACCTGGCAACCGATTGGGAGCCGTATGAAATCAGCATTGTCAGCGTCCCGGCTGATGTGAATGTTGGCATCGGCCGGACTGCGGAAATTCCGGACATGGAACGCACGCCGAAGAATCCCGACACTACGGGCTACAGCAAGAAAGCGCCTCAGTCCGACAACCGGAACCAACCCGACATGAAGTTTAAGAATATCCGCAATGCCGCCGGCGACCTGGTGAAGGTCGAGATTGACGACGCTGGCAACGTCATCCGCGATGTGGAAGTGCTGGAATACGCCAGCGACACGCAGCGCAACCTGGCGGCACGTGGCGCCACCGGCGAGCGTACCCGCGTCAGCGAAATCACTTCGCTCGGCGAGCGGTACGGCCGTCACCTGGCGAACGGTGCGGAGATGGTTCGCACGGCAATCGCCGACGGCACGTCGCCGGCCGATTTCCAGGGCGCCCTGCTGGCCGCGAACGAACAGCGCATGTCGCAGCCGCTGAACGACCAGAACGCGAGCGCAGACATCGGCATGAGCGAGCGCGAAGTTTCGCAGTTCTCGCTGTTGCGCGTCGTCCGCGCCCTGGCCGACCCGACCAGCACCGCCGCGCGCGAAGCCGCAGCGATGGAATTCCGGGCATCCGACGCCGCTCGCGAGCGCATGGGCCGCGACGACAACGGTTCCGGCAATTTCATGATCCCGTCCGACGTGCTGCGCCGCGCAGTTGGTGGCGACTTCAGCCGCGCCGCGCTGTCCACCAGTGCAACCACTGGCGGTAACGGCGGCGTGCTGGTCGAACACAACCTGCAAACTGGTTCGTTTATCGACATCCTGCGCCGCAAAAACGTCGTGATGCAGTACGCTCGCGTCCTGGCTGGCCTGGTGGGTAACGTGGACATCCCGAAGCAGATCGCGGCCGCTGTCGCGTACTGGATCGGTGAGGGCCAGGACGCTCAGGAGACCGGGATTGCCTTCGGTCAGCTGTCGCTGAAGCCGAAGACTCTGGCCGCGTTCACCGACATCACCCGCCGCATGTCGATGCAGTCTTCGATGGATGTCGAAAGCATGCTGCGCACCGACCTGGCCGTCGCGATGGCGACCGCGATCGATTACGCCGCGTACTACGGCCCCGGCACCGAGTACATGCCGAAGGGCATCACGAACCACGACGGCATCAATGCCGTTGCGTTCGCGACCCCTGGGCGTCCGACCTACGGCGAACTGGTGGACATGGAAACCGCCGTGGCCCTGGATGATGCGGACGTGGATGGTATGCGATTCATCGCTGCCGCCGGCTTCCGTGGTCGCGCAAAGCAGACCGTGAAGTTCCCGACGCAGACCGACTCGGCGACCATCTGGGAGCCTGGCAACACCGTCAACGGCTACCCGGTGTCGATCACGAACCAGGTCGCCGCGAGCGACGTGCTGTTCGGCAATTTCAACGACATGATTGTCGCGATGTGGGGCGGCCTGGAAATCAACGTGGACCGCGCCGCGCTGGCGAAGTCCGGCGGCCTGCGCATCATCGCGTTCCAGGATGTCGATATCGCGCTGCGCCGCACCGAGTCGTTCGTTCTCGGCCGCTAATCAGCAAGGATGGGGCCGTTATGGCGGCCCCTTCCCATCACCAGGGAATTACTGTCATGCATCAATCTGTCTTTCTGAAGCTGGTTTCGGCCATCGTCATTGGTGGTGAAGTTGTTTCGCCGCCCGCTATCATCGAAGTTTCGGCCAGTGAGGCCGCAGACTTCGTTCGCCGTGGCAAGGCCGTCCCGGCAACGGCCGCCGATGGCCTGGCGCCCGATCCGCAGCTTTCCGTGGTCGATGGCAAATCGAATGCGGCAGCGCCCATCGCTCCCGCAGTCGGCACCGCGTTGACCGAATCGGAAATCGATGCACTGGTTCTGGTCGCGAATGAAACCGCCGACGCTGCTGCCGCCGCGCTGGCAGAAGCCGATAATGTGGATGGCAAGAATTCGGCGCAGCGCAAGGCAGACCGCAAGGCCGCCGATGATGCTGTTGCCGCTGCTGCGCAGGCGGCAGAAGCCGCTGCAAAGGTGACCAACGCCCATGTGTAATGCCCGGTTCCGACTCACCCGCGCGGTAAATATCGACGCGTTCGGCCTGGCCCTTCCGCCGAATATTGTGGAAGTGGCTGAAGCTGAGGCGCCGATCTACGCAAAGAACTACGGGAAGCGCGTCGCCGACGATGCGGAGCCGGTTTATGCGTCCACGATGTCTGCCCTGGTGGCTCCGTGCCGTAATGGTGGCGTCACCCCGGCCGGCGATGAACAGGCCGCTCGGTTGGTAGCCGAAGAAGAAGTCGGGACCGAACCGGTCCAGACCCCCAACAAAACCACCCGCAAGTAATTCGAGGCCAGACCGCCCATGTTTCCCGCAGGCATCAAATCAATTCCCCTCGCGCCGGCTGCACGTTTGTCGGCGACCGGCAACGTCGCAGCCGTGGACATCAAGAACGTCAGCGGTCACGCGCTGTTGATTCTGAATTCGTCCGCGACCGAAGCTTCTACAACCACGTCCACCACGAAGATTCAGCACAGCGCGGACGGCGCAACCGGCTGGACCGATAGCGGCGTCACGTTCGCTCAGGTCACCAATGCGGCCGCTTCGCAGCAGGCCATCGAAATCGACATGGATCAGTTCAAGCGTTTCGTTCGTGTCGTGGACACCCTGGCGGGCGCGACCCCGTTCGTCACGCGTTCGGTTCAGCTGATTGCGCAGGCTGACGCCTCGTAATGCCTTCGCCTGGCTGGGAAAACCTGGATGAGTTCTTCGATACGGACGATTTCGCCACGGTGGCGACGTTCGTTTCGACGGCCAGCCAGGTTTCCCGGCAGGTTAAAGGTATTTTCGATGAGCCGTATTTCGATAAGCAGTTGGGCGAATACGTCCAGGATGCCGGCGACCCGCGCATCACGTGCAAGGAAACCGCAGCGCGCGGACTGAAGAAGCACGACGGATGCACCATCGATAGCATGCCTGGCGCGAAATACGTCGTCAGCCATGATCCAAAGTTCGACGGCACGGGGACGTGCGTGGTGTACCTTAACAGGGTCGAGTGATCGCAATGGGTAGTCTGAGCGTGGATATCGACGGCCGGGGAATCGCTTCCCTGGCCGATGCTTTTGGTGCGACCGAAAGCCAGGTTCAGGCGGCCATGCGTTCGACGTATGGGAAAATGGGTCGATGGATGCGAACGCAGTCGGTGCGTGGCCTTTCGTCGAAACTGAAGATTCAACAGAAGATTTTGCGCTCACGGGTGCGCGCGTTCCGCATGCAGAACGGCGTCACTGGCGACGGCGCTGGCGCGAAAGTCTGGTATGGTATCAAGGATATCGCGTTCGCCAGGTTGAACCCGAAGGAGTCTGGCGGCGGAGTTAAAGCGGCCGGTGGTCGGCACGAAAAGGGCGCATTCATTGCGCGCATGTATGGCCGCGACCAGGTGCTGAAGCGCATTGGAAAGAAGCGCGTCCCGCTGCGAGTGGTGTATGCTGATATCGCCGAAGAAGCGGTGACGTATATCGAAGATGTCCTGGTGGGAACTGCCGCGTTTGACATCCAATTCTACAAGTTCCTAGAGCACGAAATCAGATGGCGGACATCGATCCTGAAGTAAACATCGACCTTCTCCACGCCTCTATTGCGGATGGGATTAAGGCGCAATTCCCCGACTTCCTGACGGTTGAGTTTTACCGCGACGATGAAAGCGAATTCATCCCGACACCGGCGTGCTTGCTGGCGATGACTGAGGCGGAACCGCTGCCGGGTGCGGATGCTGGCACGGGCCAGTGGACAGCGAACCTTCGTTTCGAGGCGCATATCATCATGGCGCACCGCTCGCCAGCAACGCGCATGGCCGTGCGGAAAGCGGCGCTCGCGCTGGCGACTTGGCTGCACCAGAAGCGCAGGTTCCCGCCGTGTGATCCTTTGGACGTGATTGCGGTCGAGCCGGACGAATTCGCGCCGAACGCCGACAAGTTCATGGTTTGGCGCGTCGAGTTCGTGATGCAGGCATTCCTAGGCGAATCGGCCTGGAAAAATGACGGGGCCGTGCCGACCAACGTTCTTTACAGCTGGTCGCCGCAGATAGGAATCGGAAACGAACATCATTACAAAACGTTGGTTCCAGAACAATGAGTTCGAACGACCATGATCGGCAGATCGGGAACGCGGTGATGATTGGCGTCATTGCGGAGCTCGACGAATCGACAGCGCGCGTGCGCGTCGATGTCGATGGGATGCTGACTGACTGGCTACCGTTCACCGCTGGCCGCGCTGGTCCTGGCGTTCGCGATTGGGCCGCCCCGGAAGTTGGGGAACAAGTGGTGATGGTTTCGCCGTACGGAGACCCGTCGCAGGGTGTTGTGCTTGGGAGCGTCTACCAGGATGCGCACGCCGCGCCGGCGAACCTGAAGACCACCACGCGGACGGAGTTCGCGGACGGCGCGTTCATTCAATACGACCGCGAAGGGCACGCATATGCCATCGACGTACCCGCAGGCGGCGCGATTACGCTGCACATCGGGTCAACCACGCTGAAGCTGGAGGACGGGAAGGCGACACTGACCACGCCTGAAGTTGTGGTCGATAGCCCGAAGTCCACTTTCACCGGCGCGGTTACGGTGAAGGGGTTGCTGACTTATCAGGCCGGCATGGCTGGCAGTGGCGGCGGGACGACAGCAGCAATCCAGGGCAATATCACCGTTACTGGCGGAAACGTCACGGCGGACGGCATTGGCCTGAAGACGCATAAGCACCCCGGCGTGCAGGCGGGCGGTGGCCAGACCGCCGCGCCGGTCCCGTAAATCGGAAATTCCGGACATGGGCCGCGCCGCCTAGCGCGGCCATCATGTCGATATGCTTGGGACCAATGCCACCACTGGTAAATCGCTGTCAGGTGTCGATCACCTTGTGCAGTCGCTTACCGATATTCTGACGACCCCAATCGGTTCGCGCGTAATGCGCAGGGAATACGGTTCGCAAATTTTCGCGCTTGTGGACGCGCCGCTGAACCGTTCTACGATCATGGATTTATACGCCGCGACGGCCGACGCAATCGAACGGTGGGAGCCACGTATTCGCGTAACGAACGTCCAGGCGTCCAGCGATGGGGATGGCCGTGTCACGCTTTCGCTCAAGGGCGAATATCTGCCAGACGGGCAGGCCATCGTTATTGACGGGATTGTTATCAAGTAATGGCCGGCGCATACACAAACGTAAATCTTTCTCAGTTGCCAGTTCCCAACATTGTGGAACAGATCGACTTCGAATCGATACTGGCTGAAATAATTTCCGATTTCATCACCAGGATGGCTTCTGCGGGTGTTGTGTATGACGCCCTGATTGAGTCTGACCCGCTTTATAAGCTGGCCGAAGTCGCCGCATATAGAGAAGTAATTTTGCGTCAGCGCGCAAATGAATCAGCAAAGGGAGTGATGCTCGCCCTAGCTCTTGGGGCCGACCTGGACAACCTTGGCGCAAACGTCGATGTGGGGCGCCTGCTTATCGACGCGGGGGACCCAAATGCTGTTCCGCCTGTGCTGCCAACATATGAGAGTGACGATGATTTTCGCGCTCGCATTCAGTTGTCTTTCGAGGGGTACACCACCGCAGGTTCTGAAGGCAGTTACGTTTTCCACGCACTGTCAGCAGATGGTGACGTTAAGGATGCTTCGGCAGTCAGCCCGACTCCCGGAGTTGTGAACGTTTATGTCCTATCGCGAACCGGGAACGGTTCTGCGCCAGCGCCATTGGTTGCGAAGGTAAATGCCGCGCTTAACGCTGAAGACATCCGGCCGATGACGGATTTTGTCACCGTGGCCAGCGCCACGATCATCCCCTATTCGATAACGGCGGTCCTGACTCTTTACCCTGGCCCTGACGCGGAAGTAGTTCGCCAAGCGGCAATGGCTTCGCTGGATGCATACGTGGCAAGTGTTGCCCGCATCGGTTACGACGTAACGCGCGCCGGAATTATTGGCGCCCTCGTCCAGCCTGGCGTGCAGAATGTATCCCTCACGCAGCCGGCCGCTGATATTATCGTTGGGGACAGCCAGGCAACGTTCTGCACGGCGCGAGCGATCACCAATGCCGTGGCGACGAATGTCTGACTCGCTACTGCCGCCGAATGCAACCGACGCGGAGCGCTCAATTGAACTGGCCGCCGCCAGAATTGAGGCGACCCCGTTCCCCGCTCGCGACATGTGGAACCCGCAGCGCATTCCTGCTGCGCTGCTCCCGTGGCTTGCGTGGTCGTTTAGCGTTGATACGTGGGACTCTTCGTGGACCGAAGCGCAGAAGCGCGCGGCAATTGATGCCTCATATGCCGTGCATCGGCAGAAAGGGACAGTCGGGGCGGTGCGCCGATCCCTGGCGGCGCTTGGACTCGGCCTTGATATTGTGGAATGGTGGCAGGAAACCCCGAAGGGCGACCCTTACACTTTCCGTATTTCTGTAAAGGCCGACCAGGTTGGCGCCGAGGAATCAGCGCTTAGAAAGATAATTGAACTGGTGAACACATCGAAGAATCTAAGGTCACACCTGACTTCTGTCGACCTGTCGCTGACTTCGGGCGCTGAAGTGTATTTCGGCGGGACGACGCTTATCGGCCAAAACATAACTGTTAATTTCGAGACCTGATATAAATGGCTACCTATCGCACCATCCTGACACGTCGCGGCAAAGAGCTTATCGCGGCCGCCGCAGCCATCGGCACTCCCGTTGTCCTGACAAACATGGCGGTAGGCGATGGCAATGGAAACCCGGTTGTTCCGAATGAGGGGCAGACATCGCTGGCGCGCGAACGCTACAGGGGGGCATTGAATACCCTTGTTGTTGACGCGACAGACCCGACCAGGTTCATTGCTGAACTGATTGTTCCCGCCGCGACTGGCGGCTTCACCATGCGTGAAGCTGGCATCTACACTGCGGCTGGCGAGTTGTTCGCGGTAGCCAATACGCCAAACACGTATAAGCCAACAGAATCCGAAGGTTCTTTCGGCGATACGATCATTCGAATGGTTTTTGCCGTATCGAATGCCAGCGTTGTCACCCTTGTGGTCGATCCGAATATTGCCGTTGCTACGCAGCTATGGGTGAAGAATAACGTCAATGCGGCATCCATCATTCCTGGCGGCCTGACAAATCAGATTCTTGCAAAGAAGTCAAACGCGGACGGTGATACCGTTTGGCGGGACGCGACCGAGGGTGTGACCGTAATTGTGTTTTCGCGGGAAGAAACGCAGACGCTTTCCGCCGGGCAGACGGTAATCGACCTGGCTTTGATTACGGCTGAGGGCGCTGCTGTTTATATCGAAGGAACCCGTCTTCGCGCTGACCAGTTCAGAAAAACCGGCGCGGCTCAGATCACACTTTCTACGGCGCGGACAGCCGGGGCAAAAGTCACAATCGTTCAAAACGAAGAGGTCGGGATGACCGACATGCTTCTTCGGCCTAACAACCTGGCCGACGTGCCGGACAAGTCGGCCGCTCGAATTAATCTTGGGCTTCCCAATTGGCTTGCGGTTTCTCGCATCGGATGGGCGCAGTTAGACAACATCCCATCGTACGGCGTGCGCTGGCCGACATTCGCGGAAGTGTCGAACAAGCCGGTCGCATATCCGCCGCTGGCCCACCAGCATGCATGGTCGGATATCGTGAACCCGCCTGACTATGCCACTAGGTGGGCGACCTGGGATGAAATTTCGAACAAACCGATGCTCTTCCCCCCGGCGGCGCACATCCATGCCGAATACATACCGTTCATCGGCGGCGGAACCGTGCGTAATGGATTGCTCGCCGTTTCGCGACCAGCGTCCGGCTCCGTTGATAATTCGCGGTTCTTCAGCATGGAAGAAGATGGCGCAACCGGTGATGCTCGTCGGCTTGATATTGCATTGCTGACTGGCTCGGGCGTCCTGAACCGTGAAATTCTTTTCCGCGCTATCCAAACCGCCCAGTTCACTTTCAATGTACCGGTGGCGCGCTTCACCGGTAACATCTCGGCCGTTGGCAACGGCTCGTTCGACGGCATGTTGAACGTTTCCGGCAATTCCGGCTTCGGTGGGCAGGTGACGGTCGGCGGTTCGATCTCGTCTCTGAGTTCGATCACCGCCGGAACTTTCATCAACGTGGGCGGCGCCCTGAACTCCACGCGGCCGCCATCCACAGCGATCGATATCTCGCGCGCTTTCAGCATCTTGGAAGACGGCATTTCATCTGTCGATGCTCGGCGCTTCGATTTGGCGCTACTGCCCGGCACCGCGGCGAATGCGCGCGAGATCCTGTTTCGGTCCATCCAGACCGCGCAGTTCACGTTTCAGGTTGCGACAGCGAGGTTCACTGGGACGATTTCAGGGGGCGGTGACGCGGTCATTACTGGCCGAATCACCGCTGGCGGCAGCGCTGGCATCACTGGCACAATAACGTGCGGCAGTTCAATCACTTCCAACGAAAACGGAATTTTCAGCAACGGGGCCAGTTCGGGTTATTCGCTTGTCGAGCGAACAGATTTCAACATCAAGTGGTCAAATTACGCCAGCGCGGGCGCCTTCCGTATTTGGAATAACGTAAATCAGGACGTGGTGACCGTGACGCGCGCAGGCGCCATGAATGTCACCGGCTCCGTGACTGCTGGCGGCGGTTTCGATTTCGGTTCATCCCGGAAGCTGAAAGACATCGAGGGGTCGAACCCGTACGGATTGGATGCTGTGCGCAAAGTTTCCACCCTGGTTGGCAAGTACAAGCCGGAATATAACAGCGACGGCCGCAGGCGTGTATTCGTGGACGCTGAGCAGCTGGCGGGAATCATTCCTGAGGCCGTGAACAATAACGGCGTTAAGTTCCGTGGCGAAATGGTCCCTTCGGTTATTCTGGATCAGCTAATTCCGCCGGCCTATAAGGCGATTGCTGAGCTAGCCGATATAATCGATGGTCTGCGCGAAGAGATTCGCGCACTGAAGGAGGGCCGGTAATGGCCGCCGGTTATCGATCCGCAGGAGTGGATTTTGACAACCTGTTCGACCCTTATGTACAGGGGGGCTAGCCGATATAATCGATGGTCTGCGCGAAGAGATTCGCGCACTGAAGGAGGGCCGGTAATGGCCGCCGGTTATCGATCCGCAGGAGTGGATTTTGACAACCTGTTCGACCCTTATGTACAGGGGGCGAAGCCGTCCAACACGGGCATCCGTGTTGGTGGCGTTGATATCGCTAACAGGTATGCGCCCGTCGCTTTCGGCACAAGGCGGGCGAACATCGGATATCGTAATTCCGCTGGCGTGGATATTGCGGGGCTTTTCGCCGCGAAAGGAACAGCGACTTATCCAGTCACGCCGCCGCCAGGTGGTGGTGGCGTACCCGTCTAGCCGGAAATTCCGGACATGGAAAGGCCGCCCCTGCGCGGCCATCATCCATATTGAACCGCACCATCTACCCGGACAACCAGAACATGGCCGATAATTTCCTGCACGGCGTCGAAGTTCTAAACATCGACGACGGCGCACGCCCGCTTCAGACCGCAAGCACCAGCGTTGTCGGTATCGTCGGAACCGCCCCGCGTGCGGACGCTTCCGTTTTCCCGTTGAATACCCCGGTGATGGTGGCAGGGTCGCGCAGCAAAGCGGCGAAGCTGCTTTCCGTCGCTGGCGATGATGATGGGACTCTCCCGTCCGCGCTCGATACGATTTTCGACCAGGCCGGCGCGGCGGTGATTGTCGTGCGTGTTGCCGAGGGCCAGGATGATACGGCGACGCGCGCCAACGTCATCGGCGGCGCCAACCCGGAAACGGGCGCTTATGAGGGTGTGCATGCCTTGCTTGCCGCCCAGTCCGTCACGGGTTTCAAGCCGCGCATTCTGCTGGCCCCCGGATTCACGCACCAGCGCGTGCAGGGCGGAGTGACTGGCGTAACGCTTTCGAACCAGGGCGCAGGCTACACCGTTGCGCCGTCCGTCTCGTTCACGGGTGGCGGCGCAGGTAGCGGCGCGCTGGCAACCGCAGTGCTTGGCACCGGCGCGAACGCCGGCCGCGTGATTGCGATCATGGTCACGAACCCCGGCAGAGGCTACACAAGCGCGCCGGCCGTTGTCCTGACGGGCGGCACCCCGACGACCCCGGCCGTTGCTGCCGCATCCATCGGGAACACCGCAAACCCGGTTGTTGCCGAGTTGATCGGTATCGCCGACCGCATGCGCGCGACCATCATGGCGGATGGCCCCAGCACGAACGACGAAGATGCGATTTCGTACGCCGGAGACTTCGGTTCGAAGCGCGTTTATCTGGTGGACCCGCGCAGCCTGAAGACCGGTAGCGACGGCACCACCGTCCCCGCCTGGTCGTCAGCCGTTGCCGCCGGGCTGCTGGTCAAGTCGGACAATGAACGCGGGTGGTGGTGGTCGCCGAGCAATCAGACGGTGAACGGCATCATCGGCACCGAGCGCGCAATTGATTTTGCGATGGGCGATTACACCAGTCGCGCGAATCTGCTGAATGAACAGAACGTCGCGACGATCATTCGCCAAAACGGCTTCCGCCTGTGGGGCAATCGCACGCTGTCGGATGATCCGAAGTGGCAGTTCCTGTCGGTCGTGCGCACCGCTGACATCATCGCGGACACGTTGCAGGAAGGTCATTTGTGGGCCGTGGATCGTGGCATCACGAAGAACTACGTTGAAGACGTGCGCGAAGGCGTCCTGGCGAAACTGCGACAGTGGACCGCGCTGGGCGCAATCCTCGGCGGTGATTGCTGGTTCGACCCGGATTTGAACACCGCCGAAAGCATTGCGAACGGCCAGGTCTTTTGGGACTTCGATTTTACCCCGGTGTATAACGCGGAACATCTCACATTCCGCATGCACCTGACTAACGATTACGTCAGCGAGATTTACTAATCATGGCCGGACCCCGCGCAGTACGCAAAAATATTAACCTGTTCGTCGATGGCCGTGGGCAAGCCGGCCAGATCGACGAGTATAACGCGCCGAAGCTCTCCCTTAAAACGGAGGAGTATCAGGGCGGCGGCATGTATGGCCCGCTGGAATTGACCATGGGCCATGAAAAGCTGGAATGCGACTTCACCCTGATTTCGTACGACACAAACGTGCTTCGGAATTTCGGCCTTGTCGAAGGCCAGCAGATCCAGCTAACCGCACGCCAGGCCCTGGAAGACTGGGACGGAACTGTTACCGCCCTGGTTCATAACATGCGCGGCAAAATTCGCGCAATCGATCCCGGCACCAGCAAGTCGGGCGAAAAGCCTTCGATGAAAATCGAAATGGCGCTGTCGTACTACAAGGAAACGGCGAACGGAATCGTCGTTCATGAAGTCGATGTCGAAAACATGAAGTTCATCAAGAATGGCGTGGACATCCTGCAAGCATTCCGCAGCGCACTCGGAATCTGATGCGCGACACGACAAGTTTTTAATGCTGTATACTACGGCGGCGGACTAAACACCCGCCGCCTTTTTACTCAAGAAAATAGGATTCAACCAGCATGAACGATAACAAGCTTCCCGATTACTTGACCGAATCCGAAGGTTCGGTGAACATCAAGCTTTCGCGCCAGGCCGATATCGCAGGCGCGAAGGTCCAGACACTGAAGATGCGTGAACCGCTGGTGCGCGACGATGAGGCTGCGCAGTTGTCCGCAAACGGAAACGGCACCGCCTACGAAATGACTCTGTTCGCGAACCTTCTGGATGTCAGCGTGGACGACCTGCGCAACCTGACCACCCGCGACTACAGGCGTATCGCGGCAGCTTACGGCCGTTTTACCGACTGACGCCGAATTACATTCGGTCCGGAGTGCTCGCCCTGGCGAGCCATACCGGATGGAGCCTCGCAGAAATTAGCGCGCTCCGCGTCTCGAAACTGGTGTGGTGGTTGGAAGGTCTTCCCAAGGAAAAGTAGTGGCATCCAAAACCTTGAAAGCGTCGGTTCTGATTGGCGGCTCGATTTCATCGAGTTTTCAATCAGCGCTGGGGAAGACCAAAACGGGCCTGGACCAGATCGGCCAGGCCATTGTTAACGTGGACAAGCGCCAGCGTCTTCTGGGGCAATCCATCCAGACGTTCGGCCGCATGGGTTCGAACGTTGCCGGCCTGCGCCGTCAGTACGACGAACTGACACGCGCATCCGAACGGCTGCGTGCTGCGCAGTCGCGCCTGGCGACCGCAAACGCGGCTGTCGATGCGAACATGGCTCGCCGGCAGCAACTGGGCGGACAGCTGGGCGGGGCCGTCGCCAGCGCTGCCGCCGTGGGTTACGCCGTGGGCGCACCGGTGATGAACGCCGCAAACTACCAGCGCGAAAACCAGTTGATCGGCAATACCGCGAACATGACGCAGCAGCAAGTGGACGCGCTCGGCGCGACGGTCCTAGCCGAAGCGAAGGCGACGAACCAGGGCGCTAACGAACTTCAGCGCGGCATCGGATTCCTGGTGGCCGCTGGCCTGGACGCTCGGCGCGCACAGGAAAGCATCCGCACAATCGGGCGCACGACGACCGCAGCGGGCGCGGACATCGAAGACCTGTCGAAGGCGTCTTTCACGCTGATTCATGCGCTGAACATCAAGCCTGAAGCATTGCAGGGTTCGCTGGATATCCTGACTTATGCCGGCAAGGAAGGTAACGTCGAGCTAAAGGACATGGCGAAGGTGCTGCCCGTCCTGGGCGCTTCGTTCAAGTCGTTGAGGCTGGAAGGCACGGAAGCAGTTGCAACCATGGGCGCCGCCCTGGAAATCGCACGCAAGGGCGCGGGAAGTGCTGACGAAGCTGCGAACAACATGCAGAACTTCATGGCGAAGATGCAGTCGCCGGAGACGCTGAAGAAGGCGCAGAAGCTGTATGGCATCGACCTAAACGCAATCATAAAGAAGGCGCAGAAAACAGGCGAAAATCCGTTCGATGCCACACTGATGGCGATAATGAAGGCCACTGGCGACGACCCGAAAAAAATCGGCGAACTGTTCGGCGACATGCAGGTGCAGAATTTCCTGAAGCCGATGATCCAGAACTGGGGCGAGTATCAGCGCATCAAGAATGAGGCGCTGACGAAATCCGCTGGCACCACCGACCGCGATTTTGATCGCATGATGAAAACGCAGGCCGAGCAATTCAAGGCGGCCAGGATTTCGGCCGACAACCTGTCGAAGACGTTTGGGATGGCGCTGCTTCCGACCATCGGTTCGCTCGCTGTAAAGCTGGGCGTGTTGCTGGATAAAACGACCGCGTTCGTCAAGGATAACCCCGCCCTAGTCGTTGGCGTGACGAAGGCCGCGACCGCGGTCGTCGGCTTGCGCGTTGCTGCTCTCGCTGGCGGTTATGCATTCACGTTCATTCGCGCACCGTTCCTGCAACTGTCGGCGGCCGTCGCCAGGTTCCGGGCTGCGCGCGCTGTGGGCGAGCTAGGCCGGCTGGGAACGGCCGCAGTCAGTGCTGGCAGCTGGGTGGGGCGCATCGGCCTGGCGTTCGCTGGCTTGGGTGCCGGGCCTGTGCTCGGCGGCATTGCCGTCCTGGTGGGCGCTGCGCTTCTGGTGCGCCGGTACTGGGAGCCGATCAAGGCGTTTTTTTCTGGCTTGTGGCAGTCATTCAGCACTGAAGCGCAGCCAGCACTGGGCGCGTTCCTTGGCGCGGTCCAGCCGCTGAAACCCGCATGGGATGCGGTTGTGGGTGTCGTCGGCCAGGCGTTCGACTGGTTCGTGAAACTCATCGACCCCGCCAGCGCGACCACCGAAGAAATCGGACGTGCGGCGCAGGCCGGCCGCATCGTCGGCCTGGTCCTGGCGAACAGCGTCAAAAACGCCGTGGTCGGGTTCGGACTGGTGGTGAAGGCGGTCGTGTGGGTGGGCGAGGCAATCGGCACCACTGCCGGGATGATTGTCGTCGGCTGGCAATCCGCATGGGACCAGGTGAAGGGGATTGTGGGTTCGGCTGTGGACTGGATCGCGGCCGCAATCAAGCCGATTACCGCGAGCGTCGCATGGATCCGCGACACCGCTGGCAGCGTTGGGAATACCTTCGGCGGGATGTTCGGCACTGCGGCGGACGCGACAGAAGCCGCGCTGACCACGCAAGGGCAGACACCGCCACCAATTCCGCCGACCGCAGCGGCCCGTGGTGGCGCGTCCACAACCGTGCAGCAGCAGAACACGTTCCATATCACGCAGCAGCCAGGCGAGTCGCAGGAAGCGCTGGCGCGCCGTATTGCGGACGAACAGCGCCGCGCCGAAGAAGTGAAGAAAAGAGGCAGGCTGACAGACTGATGTCTTACCGTGAAACCATCAACGGCATTATTCAAAAGGCCGTCAACACATTCCAGGGGAACGACAGCGGTAACGCTCCGGTCCTGATGATGCTGGGCGGGTTCAAGTTCAGTTTGAACACCGCCGTATTCACCGAAATGCACCGGTCCACGTCGTATAAGTGGCCAGCGCAGGAGCGCCTCGGGCAGTACGACGCGCTTCAGTTCACTGGGCCTGGCGAGGACCGCATGCGCCTTCCTGGGATCATTTACACCGGCTGGCGTGGCGGCGCAACGCAACTCGGCGCGCTGCGCTCGCTCGCTTTTCAGGGTAGGCCGCTGAAGCTGATTGGCGCGAACGGCGCCATCATGGGGCAATGGGTGATTGAAAACGTCGAGGAGGGGCAAAGCTTTTACCTTCCGGACGGCACATTTCGAAAGCAGGAATTCACCGTCACAATTCGGAAATTCGGACCGTGAGCCAGACTTACCAAACCAGGGATGGCGACACCCTGGACGAAATCGCGTGGCGGTATTACGGCGCCGTTAATTCGTCGATCCTGCGCCAGGTGATGGATGCGAACCCCGGCATCGCCGACATTGGGCCGCGCCTTCCGTTGAACGTTATGGTCACGCTTCCCGAAATAGCCGTTCCGGCAACAACGCGTAATGGTGTGGTGCTGTGGGACTGAAGCCTGATTATAAAGTCCTGGCCAACCAGAAGGATATCACCGCGACGATTGTTGATCGCCTGAAGTCGATTCGACTCACGGATGAAACCGGAGACACGGCGGACACGCTCGAAATCACGCTGGCTGACCACATCCCGGACCAGCCGATTCAAATCCCGCCGACTGGCGCCGAACTTGAATTGTTCCTTGGGTACGACGGCAGCGTTAAGCCCATGGGCCTGTTCGTCTGCGATGAAATCGAATTGGGCGGATGGCCTGGCGAAATGGTCATCCGCGCTCGCGCGGCGCCGTATGAGGCGAGCAAGGGCGGTAAGACCGATCTTCAGACACAGAAGTCCCGAAGCTGGAAAAAGGGGACTACCATCGGCGCAATGGTGATGAAGATCGCGGGCGAACACGGCATGCAGTCGTCAGTCTCGGCCGGCCTGGCGAGCATCAAGCTGCCGCACACCGACCAGTCGAGCGAGTCCGACATGAACCTGTTGTCGCGCCTGGCGAAGAAGTATGACGCTATCGCGAAGCCGGCCGGCGGAAAGCTGCTGTTCCTGAAGCGCGGGGACGGGAAGACCAGTGGCGGGCAGGATATGCCGACGTTCACCGTTACGCCGGACATCACCACGCAATGGCGCGTTACGCTTGCGAGCCGGGATAGCGCCGGGACCACGGTCGCGTATTACCGGGACTTTTCGGCCGCTCAGCGAAAAGAAATAGCCGTGGGTGAAGGTGAGCCGGTGCGCCGGCTGAGAATGGCCTACAAAGACCAGGCGAGCGCGTTGGAAGCGGCCAGGGCGGAACAGCGAAAGCGTGCCCGTGGCGAGGCGTCTGCGTCGGTGAACATGCCGGGCGATCCGGACATCATGGCCGAGTCCGTCATGAATATGAAGGGGTTTCGACCTGGTGTCGATGGTGAGTGGCTGGTGTCCCGCGTCGAGCACTACGTTGGGCCGCAGGGATACCGGTGCAGCATCGAAGGCGAGAAACCGAACAAGCAATCCAGCGTCAGCGGTTCGACGGGGAAGGTGAAGGAGTCGGACCAGTCTGGCGCGGAAGTCGGCGGGTAACGGTCACAAATGCGTTAGGCGATGGCGAGGTGGGCGGATTGGTTAAGTGAACCCGTGGTGAACGATGCCAGCAGAGTTATTGACGTGATGCAGCGGGACGCGGCATGATTCACCCATGGCAGCGATGCAGGCGGTGAGCGGCAAGCCAGGCCGGTGAAGCAGCGGTAATGCAGGCTTCCAACGTCAGGGCGGCAAAATACGTCGCAGTCCGGCCATCGTCGGGGACGACAGCAAACATCCTTCCCGCCTGGGCGACGCCAGGACGCGCGGTTGAAGACCGACAGCCATGCGGGTGCAAGGTTCCCGCAGCCAAACCCCGCCGGGCTGGCCCGGAATGGGCAATACGGGTCAGCGTATTGTCGTAGTGCAGAAATGCACAGTCAGCAACGCGTGACTACCGGCGATACGGTGGTTCATTTTACGGGCTGCGCGCTTGGGTTCGCAGGCGAGGTTTGTATCGCAAGAAAGAATAAAGGCGAACTGTTGGGCATGAGCTTCGGGACCGCTAGGGCGCGACTCGATAGGGATTTGCTATTCAAGTTCGCCGTATCGCTTGGGCATGTATGCCACCGATGCGGAAAAGACCTGGACCGCGATTCATTCAGTGTGGATCACGTAACTAACTGGTCCGTTTCAAGCGACCCATTCAACTCGTTTTTCGACCTGGACAACATCGCGTTCAGTCACTTCGAATGCAATTCAGGGTTCCGTAGCAACACCGGAATCGCTCACGGCAAGTGTGGATATGAAGGCGGGTGCCGATGCGACACGTGCAGGGCAGCAAAGCGAGCCGCGCGGTCGGATTACAGTAAGCAGGCGAGACGGGATCGATACCTAAAGCACGGCACATAGGGACCCCGCACACGCGGGGTTTTCTTTGCCCTGAGTCGTGGCAGGTAGTCCACGGACGGAAACGCACTCCGCATTGCCAGGCTCGCAACGGCAGACGTTAAAGGCAGGAAGGAAACCGACCGCACCGCCGACACGTGCGCAAGATGGATCGGAAGGCTAACGCCGCGACTGGCCCACGTTACGGGCCGCCCTTCAGGCAAAAAGAAACCCGCGCCAGGCGGGTATCTTTCGTGCATCCATCGATCCGCGATTAGGCGAGTTCGATTTTTGCCGCGCGGGTGTTGATCGTGCGGCCGTCGTGCAGCTTCACCGAATACCAATGGCCCTTCTGGCCCTGACGGATTTCGATGATCTTTCCGGCTTCCTTCTCCGCAGAATGCACGGTGCTTGCCTTGACCTGCTCGCCTTTATTGAACGTCGGTTTTTCCAATGCCATGTTTGCTTTGTCTTCGAAGTAACGGGTTATCCCGTGGAGTAATTATGTGTTACTCCACAGGATAATGCAACTACTTTACGCGATCAGAATGGTATCTGGTCGTCGTCCGCGAAATCATCCATCGGCGGCGCCTGACGCTGCGGCGCCTGCTGCTGGCGCTGACGGTTGTCGTTGTCGCCCTCGCGCTTCCCGCCGAGCATCTTCATTTCGTTGGCGATGATGTCAGTGGTGTAATGCGTCACGCCGTCTTTTTCGTAACTGCCATATTCCAGCTTGCCTTCGATGTAGACCGAAGCCCCCTTGCGCAGGTACTCGCCAGCGATTTCGCCAAGCTTGTTCCACATCTTGACTCGGTGCCAGGCTGTCTTTTCCTGCTGATTGCCGTCGCGATCCTTCCACTTCTCCGTGGTCGCAATGCTGATGGTGGTGATGCAGATACCTGACTGCGTGAATTTTTTTTCAGGGTCGCTGCCAAGGTTGCCGATTAGCTGTACTTTGTTTAAAGATGACATGATTGTCGTGGTTACCTGGTGGAGTAGATGTGGTGTTGCTCGGCGCACTTCGGCCCGCAGAACAGGCGCGGCGAGTGGTCGCCGAGTTCTTCCCCGCAAACGGGGTTGTGGCAGTACCCCGCCGGCAAAAGCCGGGGGGTGTTCAGCGCTGCGATGCGCTGCATTTCCAGCGCTTCAGCGAGGTTGATCGCCTCGCGTGCGGCGGCCTGGTCGGCAGTATCGTTCATGCGGCCCCCGACGCTTTCGCGTTCGTGTTGCCCGCTTCATACTCAGTGACCGCAGCCAGCGTGTAACGCACGCTGCGACCCGGCTTGACATATGCGGGGCCTTTCCCCTGGCTGCGCCAGTTCGAAAGCGTGCCGGTGGTGACTGCATTCCCCCAGCGCGTAACAAGCTGGGCGGGCGTGATATATGAATCGGTAGACATCGGGGGTTTATTCCTTCCTGCTTTAGCTGGCGTCGTCGAGTTCGGCGTTCAGATCGGCGATGGCTGCGCCGCCGGGCTGGCCGTCGATGCGCTGTTTGTCGAACGCGGCCGCTGCGGTCTTCAGGGGAAGTAGGCTGCCATCCTTCACCAAGGCCTTTTTGACATTCGCCGGAAGCGCGGTGAACGCCTTTTCCAGCGCGGCCAGACCCTTTTCGCTGGTTGTCTTCAGCGTCGCGCGTGCGGCTTCCACTTCAGGATCAAGTTTGACACCGCCATCCACCCAATCACGCAACGCCTTTCCGTCCGCAGCGGTGATGTAGCCTTCGCTGCGCCCGAGGATGCCCACCAGATCCGCAGGGCATTTCATGACATCCTGCTGCGAGCCTTCGGAGTGCATCAAAAGCGATGCGGTCATTTCGAACATGAAGTTCTTTTCGCAGACCGGCATGATGCCTAGCGGAACAACTTCGGTGCGGCCGCCAGACTTCTGAATCTGCACTTTTTCACGGGCGCGGATACAGAAAATAATATGCATGTTGCATTGCAGGGCGGTGTTCATGAACGCCTTGTGTTCGCGCTTCGCCGTCGCCCAATCCGGCATGCGCGGGTTCTGTGCGTGCGCGATTTCTTCAACGCCGCCGGTCCCTTCATATTCATGTGTTGCGCTGTCGATCACCAGGACTTCGACGCCTGCGCGCTGGAATTCCAGGATTGCATCGATGTATCGGCGGGGCGAGAAAGGCGGTTCCAAATCGCCAACTAGGAAATGCTGAATCTCACCATTGGAATCGACCAGGCTGTTAGCGTACAGCGACCCGCGTCTATTTTCGGTGTCTAGCAAACCGACCTTGCGGCTGTCGTAATTCGCTAGTCCGTATGCGATTTGCAGGGCCGTATATGTTTTACCGCTGCCACTGATCCCAGCAAGACCAATGACTAAACGAGCGCCTTCGCGCTTTGCCTCTCTGATGTTTAGGATACCCACTTGAATTTACCTTCAAATTGACCGAGTTTGTTTCGCCCGAGGTTGGCAAGTAAGCCAGTTTCGAACGCGTGTTTTGTGTTTTTACTTAGTGTACACCACTCCAAGTTGTTTACGTTGTTGTTGGACTTTACTCCGTCCAGGTGATTAACGGCCGGCATTCCGTCCGGGTTTGGAATGAAGGCCATCGCAACAAGCCGATGAACAGGCCATTTCCTTCGTGACCCATACACGCAAAGGTGCGCCCGCGGATAACCATCGCTGTCATTAGTCAAGCGTAGCCATTTTGGTTTACGCCTATTACCTCTCGCATCGATCCTGGCGTGGCTGTAGACTTCGCCATTTTCAGTTACTGAGTACAGCCCCTCGAATCCTGGGATAGGGCGCATTTCAGTCACTCGGAACCTGCGCCGCAGCCCTGGTGAACTGCCACGCAGGCAGCTTAATCTGGCGAATTTTCGGGCTGTACCCCGGCCATTCGCCCGTGTTCTTGCATTCGGCGTATCGAGCCAGGTCCGTTTTCCACTGCTGGCGACCGAGCGCGCGACTCTCATCATCGAGCCGGTACACACCCACGCCCATCGCCTGGCCGTCCACCACGCGAGCCGACTTTTCGACGGCTATGAAAACGAACGCGCGCGGCTCCTGCAAATCGAAATCAATCGGCGTCAGCTCACCGGTAAGAGCGTTGTATTCAAACGCGCCGTGCGCACGCGCTTTACTGATGCCGCGCAAATAATAGTCGTCCTGCACATGATACGCCCACTTCGCGATGCTGCGCTGAAATTCTTCCTCGCCGGCGTCTTCGGTGGTTTTCAGATCCACCACGATGCCATCCAGGCGGAGATAGTCAGGCCGCACCCTGCACAACTCTTCGCCGATCACTTCGCCGGTTAGCGGGTCCGTAATCGGCTGCATCCAATACGCCGACAGTTCGGCTTCGCCGGCCGCTTTCAGCAGCTTCGATGCCGCCGGGTGCGCTTCGATCGCGTCCCGCATGTTGCGCAGCTGTTCGAACTGTTCGGCCGTCAGCACCTGGCGATGACCGTTATTCGCCAGCCATTCGGCCTGCACGTCGCTCCACAACGTGACCGGCTTTCCGTTGGCGCGCAGGATTTCCGCCAGGTCGTGGCGCGATCCGCTGATTGGTAGCAGGCCTGGGCGCAGGTCGTTCAGGCCCTTGAGTATCGCTGACAGTTCGGCACCCTTCATTGCCGCCAGTTCATCGGGGGTGTGCGCGTGGAATTCAGCGCCCTGCCCTGCATGCTCTCCGTACGCCGCGACGATACGAGAAACGATTTCCGCTTTCGCTCCAGTCGTCGGCAGCTTCGGCAACCGCCCCGCGTTCAACTCCTGCACCATCGCCACCAGCTGTTCGCGGTCGTCGATGGCTTCCGGCACGTCACTACGCTGCAACGCGAGCGTGTAGGTCTTCGCGAACAATTCCGGCTCCAGCACGATCATGTGCAGTGCGGTCCCGATGGCCTGCGCTGGCGTTGATTTCCGTTCGTTGTCGTTCGCTGCCGTGACCACTGCGCGGTAGTGCGCGGGGGATTTGCGAACCAGGTCCAGCCCACTTTTTGAGATGCCGACGCCGTGGTGATACTGGTCGTTCGGTATCCCGCGATAAATTCCGGGGTCCATGAAGTCGTTCCGTGTGTGAAGGTGATGTTGCGTGACTGCGGATGAAGTATAGTGTCTTTACTTGTCGTTGTCGATGCATTACCCGTAGCCGCAACCGGCGGTGAGAGTCAACCTGCACGGCGTCCTGACAAAGACTGTGCAATCACATGGGTTAAATTTCATGAAAAAGAACTCTTTGCCGTGACTCAAATCGTCCAACTGCGTGATTACCAAAGCGAAATGGTCGCAGGCGTTCGCGCTGCGCTGCGGCGTAAAGTGCGGCGCGTGCTGCTACAGGCGCCCACCGGATCGGGGAAAACCGTCATCGCTTCGTTCATCGCGTCCGAAGTGGCTTCGCGTGGCAAGCGAGTTTCGTTCAACGTTCACCGCGCTGAATTGATGCGCGGAACGTCGAACACGTTCACCAAATACGGCATCAAGCACGGATTTATCGCGGCCGATCACCCGCTGACCGTGGCGAACGTCCAGATTTGCAGCATTGACACGCTGAAGAACCGGCTAACCGTGACGGCAGAGCCGGACGTGGTGTTGTGGGATGAATGTATTGTTGGGGATTCGTTAATTTATACGGATGTCGGAGCTGTCAGGATTGAAGATGTGCCGAATAGCGGCGCATCACTTGTGCTATCGCACGACGGAGAAAATACGGTATGGGCCAAGATCAACGGATGGAGGCTAACGGGTTCAAAGCAAACACTGTTAGTCAAGATGTCTTCGGGAAAGGTGATCCGAGGAACCAGCAATCACCCGATCTACACGGCAAGGGGGTGGGTCAGCATTGGCGAAATAATCCCTGGCGATCAGGTCTTGTGCTTGAGCCAGTGGAGCGAAAGTGGATTCTCGGAACTCTTCTCGGCGACACATCAATATCGCGGCCAAACGCAAGGTCAAAGTCACCTAGGATTTACGCCAACCACTCCGCGAAGCAATCAGAGTGGGCTTTCTACAAGGCGCGACGCCTATTCCGGCTCGGTCCAAAAGTCGATTTTGTCGAAAATAAAGGGTTCGGCTCTGAACTCGTTCGCATGCGGACTTCATGCTTGCCTTGCCTTAACGAAGTTCATGAACTTACAAGGCCGAACGGTCCAAAGCAACCGAGCCGCGACTGGCTTGATGCACTTGGCCAGGAAGGCGTTGCGTGGTGGTACTGCGACGACGGAAATCTGCTGCGATCAGCATTTAATGCAGCATTCCACACAGAGGGATTCGGTGAGGAAGGGACAACAACAATCGCCGATTGGGTTCGCTCAAAATACGGAGCGGCCAACATCTATCAACACCGCAGGGGTTACTTCCACATCAGGATGCCAAGGATTGCAACCGAATCAATGTTCGAAGATATCGGGCGGCATATCCCGGAGTGCATGCGTTACAAGCTGGGAGACAGTAACCAGCGTAACCTTATCTGAGGAGTTGCCAGTTTTTGATATATCCGTCGAGGGAACTCATCGTTTTTTCGCTAACGGAATCCTCGTACACAACTGCCACCACCTGGGCGCCGCCGGCTGGCAGGAAATAATGAACGCATGGCCGAACGCGACGCACATTGGCCTGAGCGCAACACCCTGGCGGCTGGATGGTAGCGGCCTGGATGATTGCTTCGATGAACTGATTCCCGGCCCGTCCACGTCCTGGCTGATGGATGAGGGGCACTTATCGCAGTACGAAATTTACGCGCCCACGTCGCCAGACATGAAGGGCGCACGCAAGTCGAAGGGCAGGGCGGGGCCAGAGTTCACGAAGGGTGACGCGTCCGCGCGCATGGATATCCCCAAGCGCACCGGCGACATCATCAAGCATTGGCGGCTGCACGCAAACGGCATGCGCACCATCGGGTTCGCCGTCAGCGTTGCTGACTCGATGATGCTGGTGGAGCGGTTCAACGCTGCCGGGATCCCCGCCGCGCACCTGGACGGCACCACGCCGAAGGGCCTGCGGAAGAAGATCATTGATGGTTTCGTGGATGGAACTATCAAGGTCTTGTTTAACGTCGCGCTGTTCGATGAAGGGTTCGACCTGGCGGCCATTGCCGGCCGCGATGTCACTGTCGATTGCTTGATTGACGCCGCGCCAACCATGTCGCTGTCCCGCGTGTTGCAGCGCTGGGGCCGGGTCTTGCGCCCGAAGCCTTACGCGGCAATCATCCTGGACCATGCCGGCAACAGCGCACGCCACGGGTTCCCCGACGACGAACGGGTGTGGACGCTGGAAGGGCGGGACAAGACCGCCGCCGCGAACGACAACGGCCCGCCGCCACCGGTGACGTGCACGGGTTGTTTTCGCCAGATTAAACGGCCGCTCCCGGATTGCTGCCCGTCGTGCGGTAAACCACTGCTGGCCGAGTTCAAGCCGTTGGATGTGGCCGAAGGTGAACTGAAGAAGGTCACCGCCGAAGACCGCGAGAAGGCCCGCCAGGCCCGCAAGATGGAAGAGCACAACGCTCGCACGCTGGTCGAACTAGTGGCGCTGGGGCAGCGGCGCGGTTACCCGAACCCGCACGCGTGGGCGTTCAAAAAGTGGTCGAACTCCAAGGCCAGGCAGCGGCACGCCAAGCAAATCGCGGACGCTGACGAAATAGCCGCGTGAAGTGGTTGTATTCCCATCCGTGAATGCCGCATAATTACTTGACGGGGATTTCCCGCTACTCTCACAGGACTGAAGCAGCATGAACGCACCTTCGTTTAAACAACTCATCAAGGACGGCACCGCCAAGCGTGCCGACGCGATGAAATTAAAAATCGAGGACATCCACGAAGAACCGGGGTTCAACCTGCGCCGCGAGGGCGAGGACCTGGAAGAGAGCATCGCAGCGCTCGCCGAACACATCCTGGCCGGAGGCATGGTCCCGGCCCTGGAAGTGCGGCCGCGCGCTGAGGGTGGCGTGTACCTGGTGGACGGCCACCGCCGTCGCCGCGCATACCTGCGTGTGGCCGACCAGCTGCGCGATAGCGATGGCAACCTGTGGGTTCCGGTGGTCGCGTTCACTGGTAACGATGCCGACCGCATCGCCCGCGTTATCACCAGCGCCGAAGGCCGTTCGCTGTCGCAGCTGGAAATCGCGGACGGCTATAGCCGCATGATCCGCATCGGCCTGTCACCGGATGAAGTGGCGAAGAAGGTCAACAAGACCCGCCAGCACGTTGACCAGCTGCTTCACCTGGCGAACGCGAACACCGACGTGCAGAAGATCGTTCAGGCCGGAACCGTGTCGGCGACGACCGCAATCAAGGTGGTGCGCGAGCACGGCGAGAATGCGGGCCAGGTGCTGAAGGCCGAAGCCGAAAAGGCCGCCGCCGCCGGGAAGAAGAAAGTCACCGCCGCGACGATGAAGGGTAAACCGATCCCCCGCGCGATCACCGACGACGCAATGGCGTCGCTCGGCGTGCTGCATGACGTGCTGACGGTCGAGGACCACGAAACGCTGGCGACGCTGGACCTGCGAAGCGACATCCCGCGTATCGCCATCCCGGCCGATGTCGTGTTTGAACTGGTGGAACTGCACCGCGATGCGCTGAAGTTCCGCGACGAACAGGCTGCGAAGGCGCAGGGCGTGGCCGTCGCTGAAGCGCAGGGGGAAATCGCATGATTATCGCCTTCGAAATCATCAACCCCGAAGGCGATGTCGAGCACACCGGCGCGTTCGACCAGTACGACGTGCGCGAGCGCCGCGCATTCGCCGAGCGCATCGCAAAGTGCCAGGCCAACGGATTCGAAATCCGCACCTGGCGTCAGGGGTGCCGCCCCGGCTGCGGCCCTGAAGGGGAAATCGCATGAGGCGCGATGATAGGGATTCATCCGAACGAATCGGCGTGATAGCGATCATCATCTGCTGCCTGATCAGTATTTGCACATACCTGCCTTTTATCTACTTCCTGGTGAAAAAATGAACGCACTCGGCAAAATTCTCATCTGGGCTTCCTGCGCGTTTGGTGCGCTGGTCGTCATTGGCATGGCCCCGCTTCTAATCAACCCACCGCCAGGCGCGGCCGCCAGGTTTGTTCCGAAGCAATCAACACCGTCTTCGCCCGTCGCGCCCCCTGTCGTCGTCACCATCGACCCGCCCGCACCCCCTTCCCGCTTCGCTGGCGATCCGAACGAGGCCGAATTACTGGTGATCGCGGCGGCGTTCCCTAATTACCACGATAACGCCGTGCAACAGATGCTTCTGCCCGACATCCGTCATTCGACGTACCGCAATGATGGTGTCGCATGCCTGCGCGAAGATGCGTCTGACTCAATCGCGGCCGTCGCCACCATTAACCCGATCGTTGCCGAACAGATGGCGGCAAGAATGATCCAAGACCGCAGGTGCATGTGGCGGCAAATCTCAACAACCGTCATCTATCGCGGAAAGCGCGGCGAGCTATCCACACAAGTCACGTTCCCTATGAGCGGTTCAGCATTGTGGGTTCCGAGCGTGTTCCTTGGCGAGGAAATCAAGTGAAAGAAGACCGCCGCCAGCTTGAACACGCGATCCAGAACGAAATCCGTAACGCTCTGGTGGACGAATGTTACCTGTACCGCGCCAACGTCGGGCGCGGTTACCAGGGCGAGGGGAAGCCGTTCAAAACTCCGTACCCGATTACTGTCAACATGAATCCGGGTGACGTTCTGCTGCGCAATGGGCGGCCGTTCGATACCGGCCTGCCACCTGGTTTTTCCGACCTGCTTGGCGGTGTCCCGATAGTCATCACGCCGGACATGGTTGGCAGCACCGTCATGGTGTCCGCATTCGTCGAGGTCAAAAATCTGACCGGCTCGGCGCGTGACCTGCAAATTGCTTTCATCAACGCCATGCGCGCTGCGGGTGCCCGCGCTGGATTCGCCCGCAGCGTCGATGACGCCCGCAACATCATCAAGGGTAATTATGAAAGCCTCAGTCTTCAGCCGGGAATTGCGCAAGATCGAAATTCAGTCACGGGGAAAGGCCGCCGCCGTACGTAGCGCAACCCGGCAGCTTGTGAGCCGGAACGGGGCTGCCGCGATCATCGAGGGCCACAAGGTCATCGGCTACCGCATGCGCGATGGTTCGGTGGCATGCCTGAAGCTTCGGTATTACACGGCGCAGGACGGCCACACGGAAATGGCGAGGATTCGCGAGGGTGCGAATCATAAGTACCTGCCGGTGCGCGTGTACCACTGTCCGTGGTGTGATGGGTTCCACTTAACAAGCCGTGCGTGAGCGCGCGTTTCTCACGATTACTTTTCAGGATATTCACTTACGTGGACGCCTGGCGTACAATCGCCCGGCGTTTACTTACGGACACTTATGCACACCCGAACCAAACAACTAGACACAATCATGCGCGTCAACAAACTGACGCCGCTCCAGGTGGGTGAGATGCTGAACCGCACGCCGCAGACGGTGCGCGTCTGGCGAGCGGTGACTGAGGACCGCATCATTCCGGAACACGCCTTGGAGGTTCTGCGCCTGCGCCTGGAACTGGCGGCGAAGGCATGAACGAACACGAAGTTATCGAAAGCTTCCTGCGCGCCATGCTGGATGCCGGGATCAAACCCGTTTTCACGCGCGGCAACATCGCCGCCGACGGGAGAATGGTTCGCTTCCACGTCGAGGGTGACCGCAAAGGCACACGCAACGGCTTTGCGATTCTGTTCGGTGACAACATTCCTGCTGGCTCTTTCGGTAGTTGGAAGGATGGAGCGACCCACAGCTGGTGCGCGAAGGGTTACCAGGAACTGACAGACGACGAACGCGCGCAGATCGACGCGCGCATGCAGCTGGCGAAATCCGAACGCGACCGCGAGGAACGCGAGCGCCAGGGCGAAGCAGCCCGCCAGGCTAATCTGTTGTGGCGTGACGCGGCGCCGGCCGACGACTCTCATCCGTACCTGGCCCGCAAACAAGTCCGTTCCCACGGGCTGCGCACGGCGACGTGGGCGAAGACCAACGAAGACGGTCACCAGTGGCTGACGGTCCACGGCGCGCTGCTGGTGCCGGTCATGCTCACGTCGGGGAAAATTGTTTCGCTCCAGGCGATTTTCCCTGACCGCGCGAACGAAATGGGCCGCGACAAGGATTTCATGTCCGGCGGCCGCAAGCGCGGCGGGTTCTTCCTGATCGGCATGCCCCCGCACGCTGACGGGAATATCGTCGTGTGCGAGGGCTACGCCACCGGCGCATCGATCCACGACGCGACGGGATGGTGCGTGGCCGTGGCGTTCGACGCATCGAATATGGTCCCGGTTGCCGAAGACCTGCGCGCGATGATGCCGAACGCAAATTTCGTCATCGCGGCGGATAACGACCGCTGGTCTTCGATGGGCGACATCCAGAACCCCGGCGTGCACTTCGCCGAGCGTGCCGCCCATTCTGCGCGCGCTCGCCTGGTTGTGCCGGAGTTCGTGGACCTGGACGACAGGCCGAGCGACTTTAACGACCTGCACGTTCGCGAGGGAATCGAAGTCGTGCAGCGGCAGATGTTCCCGCCGATGCCCGTGGTCGCTGAAGAAGTGGACGAACTTCCCGAATTCGATCCGCGCGCGGTGGACGGTTACACGCCGTTCCCGATGGTTGACGGCAAGGGTAAGCCGCTGGCGACGATTGAAAACGTGTCTGAACTGCTGCGGCGTGCGAAGATCACGTGCCGCTACAACGTGATTTCGAAGGACCTGGAGATTACTGTCCCTGGCGCAATCAGCACGGTGGACAACGCGAGCAATTCTGCAATCAACCGCGTGATGTCGCTGTGCGAAACGATTTCATTCCCGACGAAACACCTAGAAAATTACATGCTCACGGTTGGGGACATGAACCCATACAACCCGGTGGCGTCGTGGATCACTTCGAAGCCGTGGGATGGTGTCACCCGGCTGAAAGACTTTTACGACACGGTGACCGCAAAGACCGACAGGCCCATCCCGTCCACTGGCGGGAGCCTGAAGGAAGTGTTGATGCGGAAGTGGCTTATTTCAGCCGTCGCCGCAGCATTCACCCCGAACGGCGTCGTCGCCCGTGGCGTGCTTACGTTCACTTCAAAGCAGAATTTGGGTAAAACGTTTTGGGTGAAACGCCTGGCGCCAACTGAACTTGGCGTCATCGCAGATGGCTTGATCCTGAATCCAGCCGACAAAGACAGCGTGATGTCGTGCGTGTCGAATTGGATCGTCGAGCTAGGCGAGGTCGATGCGACGTTCCGGAAAGCCGACATCGCCGCGCTGAAAGGTTTCATTTCGAAGGAAAAAGACAGCCTTCGCCGTCCGTACGCGCGCACTGAATCGAAGTACCCGCGCCGCACGGTTTTTTTCGCAAGCGTCAACGACGAACAGTTTCTGCACGATCCCACGGGAAACACTCGCTGGTGGACGATTTCCGTCGAGCACCTGAACAACAAACACACCATCGACACGCAACAGCTGTGGGCGGAAGTGTTGACGCTGTTCCAGGCTGGCGAAACCTGGCACCTGACGCAGGAAGAACTAGAAGTGCTGGGCAAGCACAACAGCGACCACGAAAGCATCAATCCGGTGCACGACCGCGTTGACCGCGCGTTCCATTGGGAAGACCCGCAAACCACGTGGACGCACCCGATGCGTGCGACGGAAATCTGCCAGGCCGCCGGGCTGGATAACCCGACGAAGCTGGATGTCAACGCCGCCGCCGCGTTCGTCACGAAGCAATACGGCGTGGAGAAGAAGAAGCAGGGGAAAGATAGGTCCACGGTGTGGATGATGCCGGCAATGGCGCGGGAGCGCTCAGGGGGTCCGTTTTGAACCCTGGCGAACGAATGGTGACGCTGATCGATGGCCGCGAGGTTTCGAATTACAGCGAGGAATGGCGGCACGAATGCGAAGCGCGCATGGTGTGCAAGATGCAGGGGTTCACGCACGTGGACCCGAAGACCGGTAAGCGGTCGCGCATATCCGGCCGCAGTGAGCGGAACATCCACATTCACAAGGTTGGCGAGAAGCGCGGGCCGGAAGCGGCACAGAAGCTTCGCGACCTGGTGTTTGTTATTTGGAACGCTGAGTTCCGATAGTCGGTCGTATTACGCGTGTAATGGCTGTTACTATTACTCCACGCCGCAGATGCGCGGCATTGATGGGAAAGGTTATGGCAAGTAAATTTAATATTGGCGATAGGGTCCAGGTTGTGCTTTTGGGCCATGGTGATTTCGAGGCCGGTCTGTCTGCCGGCTGCGAAGGTGTTGTTTATTTTGTCGATCAGGACAGGAATGGGCCGCACGTTAACTTCGACACCATCCCGCAACAACCGGATAACTTTTTCTGGAAAAACGGCGCCAGGTACATGGTTGACGACCAACTAATCAAGGTTACCCGCCTCATCCAGGAACCCAACCAACCGGAGCCCGTCGATCACCTGGCGGCCGTGTCCGCAGCGACGCTGGATTATCAGCGGTTGCTTCGTGAGTACCATCGGGCCACGATTTCGCGCGATGTTGCGCAGCGTGCACTTGACGAAGCTGAAAAGCTGCTACGCAACACCGGGCGGGAACTGCACGATGCATATCACGCCCTGAAGAAGGCGCACTATGACGCGGCCGGCGTCCCGATTTCCCCGTTCCAGTGAACAAAGGCATCGGCAAGGCGTTCCGCGCTGCGTTCGCCATCGGCACCAGGCGGCCTGCGCGCTACCCCTGCCGGTGCACAGCGTGCGGACAACGGGTGACGCTTCGGCGTCATCCGGATGAATACAGGCGGGCGCGTACATGTCCCGCCAGGTGTAAGGCGTCGCTGCGGGTCGATTGGTATCGCATGGCGGCCGAATGGCATGTCAGGCCCTGCCGCTGCGATGAATACAGTTTCCCCCACGCTAAAGGGCGCGGGTTCTGCAAACACAATCCGGTGATTACTTTGGATGACCGGAAACAACGGTATGAGGAAGGGAAATGGGCATGAGTAGGACGCTGAAGGAGTGTGCGCATGCGCGCGCTTCGATTGAACTGATCGCCGCCGAGCGCGATCGCCAGATCGATACCGGCCGAACGCCGCAGCGCGATGCGCTGTATCACATGGGCGAACTGTCCCGCGCCGCCGCTTCGTACGCTGCGCCGAAGGGGTTCCGCCGCGTCGGATCGGACAACGTGACGCCGCTTATTTGGCCGTGGGGTCCAGGCACGTTCAAGTCAGAGCCGCAGACCGTCGATGGTCGTTTGGTTGAACTGGCGAAGGCCGGCGCTCTGATCCTGGCGGAAATGGAACGGTTACTCTTAACGAAGTCATAAATCTATTTCACGAAGTCGTTGTGTTACGTGTGTAATTGGTAGATCATTACTTCACACCACCTACCGGCCACCGACATGAAACGCTTCGCTCTGCTTATCCTTGCACTGACTCCGTTCGCCGCATCGGCAGCGACCACGTTCGAAATCTCCGCCGGCCAGGGTTACGCGCAAGCGCAGAAAGACGGCGTTTGGTATCAGCAGCGTTTCCCGCATTCGCTCGGCATGGAGTCTGCTGCGCTCGCCGCTGGTATGCGCACCGACCTGTCGCCGCGCATCGCGATGCACACTGGCGCGTACTGGTTCGGCCAGAACAGCAGCCACGCAATGGCCGTCACGCACGATGACCTATATTCGAAGCGCTCGGCCACTGGCTGTCCTGGTGAGTGCCCCGCGCTGGCGACATTCAAGGGGCACGGCTACACGTGGGGCCTTCAAGCGCTGGTCGAGTTCCACACCACTGGTGCCACGCAGTACGGGTTTATGGTCGGGCCTATCCTGCACCACACCAGTTGGACGGAGACGGTAGCCGACTGGTTTCCCACCATGCCCACCGGTGATGGCGGTTTCGTAGCTGGCGACGTGCATCCGGTGCATCTGAAGGAATCCAGATGGGTTCTGTCTGGTGCGGTCGGCGTTCGTGCTTCGTGCGGTCGCGGTTTCGTCGAACTGGTTCACTACCTGGACGGCAAAAGCGCCAGTTCTTCGCGTTACTTCCCACCTATTTGGAAGTCGCACACCGCAGCGCGCATCGGCATCACGTTCTGATGACGCCAGACCAGCGCGCAGCACTGGACCGCGCTAAGGGTCCGCAAAAACATCCGCTCCGGTTTCATATGCCGGGGCAGTTTAAAAAATCACAACCTAGAGATTATCGCGATGACAACGACGGAAAGCGGCGCAGGAAGTGAGCACGACCGTGCGGTGGGCGGTGGGCCGGTCGGCTGGCTACATACTTACAAGAAAACGGGAGCATCATCACTTGCAACATATCCGATTGATATGAATCTTGCTTTCAACAGAGAGCGCTGGGAGTGTGTCGCGCTCTACACCGCCCGCCAGCCCGTGGTGGTGGAGCCGGTCGGTTACTGGTTCACCGACGACCCGGCAAAGTTCGCAATGCCGGGCTCCGGATTCCGCCCCGGCGCAGAGCCTCCGGTGGATGCGATAAACGTGGTGCCCGCCTACGCCGCCCCACCCGCGCCTGAGATGTCACCCGAATTCACAGACACGGCCCGCGCAGCAATCGCATGGGTGCTGTGGCACCACCAGGGCGGCAGCAGCGCTATCGGCCAGCCTCTGCGCTACGCGCTTGGGATGGGTGATCACGAAGAGCTGAGCGCGCAGCAGATCAGCGAAGCAAAGCGTTATGCCGCGCTGGTCGGTGCACGAACCGATGACTTCAAGCATCCCGCGCCTGCTGCTGTGCCGGTTGATCAGTTTCGTGATGCCGACCACTTGGCCGAGTGGCTTGGGTCTCTGGTTGCCGCCTGCGGACAAGAGGAGTGGGATGCCGCGCAGGCTGCCATGAATGGCATACGCGCCTTTCAAAATCACCCTGATGCAGTTGAGCGGTTGCGCGCTGCAATTGAGGGCGAGTGCGATGGGCTGGCAATTTCCGGCCAGCAGGCTTCCGCGATCCTCGCCCACGTCATGTTGCCGGAACCGGATGGATTCTTCGCCACCCACCCCCAGCCGGCAGCGGCGGATCGAGGTGATGCGTGAGCGTCGTCTGGATACGGATAGCACGGAAGAAAGGTGATCGCCACTGGTGGCACGTGGCCGCCGACGGGATGACTGTTCACGCTTTAGTGTGTTTCCAGGTCATAACCCATGGTAGCGGGCTTTGGATTTTGCAGTTCATCGCAGGGCCTTTGATGGTCGGATTTGGCCCTTTTGGGACCGTGACCGACCAGCAGGCCAAGCCGGAGGCGCAGCCATGAACCCGGCCAACCCGATGCCGAAGCGCACAAGCGCTTTGGTGCTGAAGAAGTCGCCGCAGACCACGATGTATGCCAAGCGTGGCGGTAAGGCGAACGCGGCGAACTATCCCTGGCTGGTGAGCGGTGAGTGGTTGACCGTCTCGCAGATTGCAGTCCGGCTTGGGTGCACCGTGATGGCAGCGCGGAATCGGATTTATCAGCGAAAGTCGATGTTGACGTGGGAAAACCTTCAGCGGATCGACAATACTCGCAAAGTCGATATTGACGCGAACACCTACCATCGCGTGCGAAATGCAAAACTGAAGATGGCTGTGTTCGAAGTGCACATCCTGCCGTCTGGCGGGATGAGTATCCGCAGCACGGTAAGCTGCGTGAAGCGTCACGGAGTTAGTGACGAAACATTAGTCGGGAGTTATACTGCTGCGGCAAGTGTTGAATCAATTTGCGCAGACATCATCGAAGCGAGACAAGAACGTGATAAATCCTAAGTGCTACAACTCGAACAGGGGTTAACAGTATGACAGCGCCAGGAATCAAATCAGACAGCGACAAGCATCGACCGACGCTGATCTTCCGGCACATGCCGAACGCCATCGCTGCGGTGATCGAGTGCGGGGAGTTTGGCGCGAAGAAGTACGACGAGCACCCGATGCGCTGCAACTGGGATAAGGTCGAAGATGGATTGCAGCGGTACACCGATGCGATGTTGCGGCACCAGTTGGCGGAGCTTGGCGGCGAAGATCGGGACAGCGATAGCAAGCTGCTGCACGCTGCGCACGCGGCATGGAATAGCTTGGCGCGGCTTGAATTGATTATTCGCCAGCGGCGGGCGGCTGACGAAAATACCCCGCAGCAAATGGAGATTGCCGAATTAGGCGCAAGACCTGGCGGCATCCGGTGGCCTTACACATGACCGCATCAGCCAACGTCCGCGCAAGCGAGGCGCGCAAGATCAAAGCCGGCGGCCGGCGCATGCCGTCCGGCATCATGTCACCCGAAGCGGTCAAGGCGATGAATTCGCTTATACGTAAGGGCTATGCAGCAAGCATGACCGCGTGTATCGAGCGGGCACTAATCGATGCCATCAACCAACAGAAAGGCTTATGCACGCACCCCAACTGATCTACCTGGCGCTGATGTTCGTCGGTTTTGGAATTACAGTATCCAAGCACGGACAACCGGAAACCGGAAAGCACGACGCCTGGTTTGCGCTGATCGCTAACGCACTTGTCGTTACTCTGCTTTTGTGGGGCGGCTTCTTCTCGCAGCCGTGACTAGCAACCACAAGACCCGGCCATGTGCCGGGTTTCTTGTTTCTGAACTGTTAATAAATTTGCGTGGGTTAGTTGTTGCGTTACGTGTGTAATAGGGGGATGATTACTCCACACCAACGACGCAGGGAAAGGAAATGGCACGCACAAGCGAATACGGCGCACACCAGAAGTTCAAGGCGCAGATTGTCGAAGCGAAGTTGCAAAACGCTGAATCGATTATCGAGGCGAAGCAGGATCGCATTAAACAGCTGATGCAGTACGCGGACGCCGACCGGAATGGCGCGCTGATTCTGGGGTTCATGGCGGGCGTGCTGGTGACGTCCATCGCTGCGGTGGTGCTGATGTGACCGCCCTACACGCAGCGTCCGGCCTGGTCATCCTGGTGTTTTGCTTGTGGATGCTGTCGCTGGCCGAGGACAAGGTTCCGCACGGCGACAGCATCATCAAACCACCGGCCAGACCGCAGGCCACCAGGCGCATCGCGCGCGACATGCGGATTCGTCTGGCGGCACTCATCGCGTTTTGGGGAGTGTTCGCCGTGGTCGTTGCTAATCGGGCTTTTGAAATTATTGGGGGTGTTGCTTGAACGATATCGAGAAGCGAGCGCGTGAAATTTTGGCGGCGGAACTGAACCAGTTTGATGCAATGCAGATCCGGCAGGGCCATACCCCTGCCCGGTGTGTTGCAGCGCTTCGTGCAGTGATCGCCGCGCTGTCGGCCGCGCAACATTCAAATGAAAGTCTGTCCGGCTACATGGGTGCGTACTATGAAGTGGCCGAGATGCTGGGGATTGGCGCTCGCGTGCGCATGCCTGGAACAGATGAGGGTTCGCCTAAGCACGTCTGGGAAACGGAGATGCGTCCAATGCTGCTGTCGGTGCTATCTGTGCCACGGGAGGATCACGGGCTATTGGAGCAGCACCACCGCGATAGTGCCGAGCTTCGCCGCTTGTGCGCAGAGAGGGATCAGCAGCGGGCGGATAAGCTGGAAATGGCAGCGGAGGCAGCGCGCTGGGCTGAAGAGGCTGGCCGGCTCAAGGCGTTGATGCATGATGCGAAGAGCGTGCCCGATGGCTGGGCGCTGGTGCCGGTAGAGCCAACTGGTGAAATGAGTTCGGCTGCGACAGATATCGAGGTCGGCTACCCAGTGTGGGACGGAAGCAAGGATAGTTTCACCGAGGGAGAGGCTAAAGCTATCTGGAAGGCCATGCTCGCGGCCACTCCGGATCCGCACGCATGAGTTACGTTATCCAAGTATCCCCCACCGGTGCCCATTCGGTCATGTGGCCTGGTGGGACCGTCGTGGCGACGTTCTACGGCCCGCCGGCTCCCGCGCATGCGCAACGCTTCGTTGACGCGCTGAACGCGGAATCGCCTGCTGGCCTATCCCGAACGCTGGAACAGTGGCAGAAACTCAACCCTGACACCGTGCCGGCCGATGCGATCCGCCATTCACTGCGCCAGGCAATCGGCGACGTGATGCACCTGGCGGGCAAACTCCCCCAGCCATAGGACCACCACGATGCTTTCGTTCGATGAGTTCACCAGGCTTCGCGACCACGCCTGCACGCTGCACGCCAGCCAGCAGGGCACGTACATGCTGTCACTGGACTCGGTGTTCGCTGCTGTCGTTGCGTACGCCGCACAGCCCGCCAGGGCGCCCGGCAGGCCACCTACACCGTCCACACCCCCTCCCGACTGGTTCAGAGAGGCCCTGACGCGCCTACACGGCCAGCGCGTCACCGCATCGTCGTTCCTCATGCTCTCAGGCCACGCAACGGCCACAGAGGGCGATAGGCGAAGCGTGGGGCGATGGTTGAGGGACGCCGGGAAGATACCGAAGAAGATCGGCGGCCAGCAGATGTTCCAACTGTAATAGAAAACCCCCGGTGATGAGCCGGGGGTTTCTTGTTATGCGATACGGGTGACGCGCCAATACCCTGGGCCATTTTTCTTTGAAGAACATTTGAATCCCTGGGTGTTCTTTTTGCATCCATACCCGTTTGCGGCCGAACAAATTCTCTGCGCCTGTTCCGAACTATCCGCATACATCCAGTCGCCAACATTCATCAATTCAAACGGGTATCTTTTCCCGCCGCTGCTCAATGGGTCGTGCGCATAGCTTATCCGCTTAGGCATGGTGATGATCCTGGGGTTTTGTTATGTGGTGCGGGTGAAAATGTACATGAGCGGGTCTTTCCATCGAACGCACTCCCATGTCATGTAGCACCACTCGCGCCGCTTCAGTAGCCGGTGAACCTTTTCATACTCGCGTTTATTTCCGGTTACCAGGATGCGTTCGCCTGGCTCGACCTGACCCAGCTTCAGGTCATCAATCGTAATCAGGTCCGCGCGCTTCGTTGGGATTAGAACATCCATTACGCAACCCGCCAGATGCGGTAGCCGTTCTGGCGCGCCTCGCTACGGAATTTCTTTCCGTGCCCGTGGTTCGTCTTCCCGTAGTTGCATGCCGAGGAAACCGCGCTTGCGCGCTCCTTTGCTGTCTCCACGGTGAACCCGTCTCCGATCTTCATCTGGCGGAACGGATATTTCGCGGTGACGGTCCGCAGCAGTGGTTCTAGTTCTCTTGTGATTTCGTATGTCATAACGCCTCTTTGCGGTTGAGTTCGCAGGACTGATGGGGATGCAATTAGCTTCCATGAGTCCTGCTGGATTGCCTGGGTGATCCCATGACAAGGGCAATACTACCATTGAAAACCTGAATAAACGTGAAATGGGTATGAGATAGGGTTTGTGTTGGGCGTTAGAGACCGTGATACGTACCCCGGCCAAGACCCTTGCTGCCATTGGCTTTCTTATCAATGAGTATGAGAGAGGGGATATCTACTATAGAGCTGTAGGTAAAATAGGGAGGATGTAATTAGCTGCCAGCAGCCCTAAAACGGAGTTGGTAACTAGGAAAACGGGGTGAAGCCGTACCTTATGTGCTATTCCGCTGGAAAGCATTGGTGTGTAAGGGTTTCTTTGGTTTTGTGTATGCACCCGTGAATAATCCATTCCCGAAAGTGAACAGTTGCTTCGCGCGCTGTTATCCGTATAATCGCGGACGTGAACAACGATGCAAAACTTCCCCGGAGTGTCCAGGAAATCGCCGACGTGATTGGGCGTGATGCTGCGTTGCGCCTGGTGGAAGCTTTGCCGCGTTCGTTCGCTCCTTCGCGACCGTATGGCCGTGCTGTGCTGTATGTGCCGAAGTCGATCCGCGCCGATCATGAGTTGGTTGGCATGATCGGCTGGGACCTGGCGACAAAGCTGGCCCGCATGTTCGGTGGAGAGATCCTTCAGCCGTCGAAATGCTTCGGTCTCCGCAGCGATGAGAGAAATAACACCATCCGGGCAATGCGCGCTTCAGGTTGCAGCACGCAATCTATCGCTCGGGAATTTCACATGTCCGACCGTCAGGTGCGGAACATCGTGAAGGAAATTCCGGACATGGCAGCAAACGAAACCCCGGCCAATAATCGCGCAGCTTGAAAATCCTATGATGACAGCCCGCCCCATGATCAGAAGCAATACAGCCGACGCCATGAATGGTGCGGCAGCGGTAAACCTGGTGGCGGCAACGTTCATGGGCATGTCAATCCAGGAATGGGCGGCAATGGCCGCACTGGTCTATTCCTGCATCCTCATCGCCGACAAGTTGGGGCTGCTTGCCCCGGTTCTCGGTTTGATCCGCACCGCATTCACCTGGTGCATTCACCTGTTCAAAGGCCGCAAAGATGTCTGACGGTACGAAAGGGAGATTCGGATTCGTGGCAGTTCCTATTGCGCTGGTTGGCGCACTCCTGGTGTCGCTCCTGGGCTTCGAAGGTCGCAGGCTGGTTCCGTATCAGGACATCGGCGGCGTGTGGACCGTGTGCGATGGCATCACGGGGAAGGCGGTAGTTCCGGGGCGTAAGTACACGAACGCCGAGTGTGATCGCCTGGGGCAGCAGTACGTGCAGGAGATGCTGGCGGACATGGGCGGATGCGTGCGTGGATCGTTTGAGGGGCACGTCATCAAGGCTGCTGGTCACTTCGCCTATAATACCGGCACGACTGCGTTCTGCCGTTCGACGATGGCGAAGAAGTTGAACGCCGGGGACGTGAAGGGCGCCTGCGCTGAGATTACGAAGTGGGTGTTCGTCGCTGGCAAGGATTGCCGGATCGCTTCGAACAAGTGCAGCGGCATCGTCAAGCGCCGCGAGTGGGAGCGGGCGACTTGTGAGGGGCGGAACCTTTGAGGCTGGTCGCTTCGATCATCCTTGCCCTATGCGGGCATGTCGAACTCGGCTTTTTCCTGTTATTGACGAAGGTGCTTTTCCCGTGAACATCATCCCCGTTCAATACCGCCTGACAGTCAAGATCGTCACCGGCCTGGTGGTCTGCCTGCTGTTCTTCCTGTCGGGGTATCAGCTGCGCGGCCTTCAGGCGAAGGTCGTCGAGAAGACCGCCGAAGCCAGCGTGGCGAGGGAACAGGTGCAGGTCGTCACGCAGGCCAGGGCAGACGACAAGCTGACGCAGGTCGGGGCCAATGCGGTCGAGGCTATTCGCGTTGACCAGGCTGCGGCCACACAACAGCAGTTCAAAATCATCTATCAGGACGTTATCCGCTATGTGCAATCGAATTCTTCCCCTGCTGTTTGTGATGCTGATGTTGAATGGCTGCGCATCTGGAATGAAGGGAACAAAGGCGGCAGTCCCGAATCTGTCGTTCCCGCCAGGGCAACTGGTGCAGTGCCCGCAGGACATGGCCGCGCCACTGAAGCGCGGCGATAGGGCATCGATCCTGGCGAACCATGTGCAGGCAGCGGAGGCATACCAGGCGTGCCGTGGTGCGCATAACGCTCTGGTGCAGACGGTGTGTGCACAGCGAGGGGTGACCATCAATGGTGGTGAGCCCGCATCCATTCCCGAGTGCAATGCTGAACGTGGTGTGAAGCAGAGTGTGAACGTACGATGATTCTCAGCCTGCTAGATGAAAGAGTTCAGCTTAGGTTAAAACTTTTGGGTCCTTCCCGACACCCGTGCCCCGGGCGGGGTACATGACTC